GTTTCCCAGTCACGATCTGGTGGAGTTAGTAGTTTTAGCTTGCTGCATTTCTTCTTCGGAATACGTCGTTTCCAGTTCTTGATATCGAAGCTTTGGCCATCCTCTTTTGTTGCGGGATTTAATATATCCAGAGAACCATGAACATACTTGCGCCAATCTACTTCAACCTCTTTTGGCATCCGCTCATCAAGTACCCGCCTCACAATAGCCTCAATAGCTTTCTTCTCATCTTCGGGCTCTGGTAGTTGATCCTGTTCCTTGTCAGGCGCATCCGCTGCCTTCAGGGGATCATACCCCAGCAGATCTCTACCCTCATCCTGAGTAAGTACAGGCCCGCCAACCAGCACAGCAACCTTTTGGGCCTTCTCCAGCTCGTATTGTTGCAACACCTCCAGTTTCTGAGGCTCAAACCTGAAATGATATCCCTGGCCAGTGAATAGTTGCTTGTTTACCGACCGCGCTATCATCTTGCCCTGCGGAATCACTGTACCCGTATAGTACTGCAGCTCCTGCTTATCTGCCGTATTCATGTTGGCCGAATTGTCAATCATCAGGGCAGGAGGGATGCCACAAGCCCAGCAAACGGAAATTCGCTGATCCCGCGTTAACTCCCGGCTCGATATATCCTTGATCCCATCACCAACTGTATGCGGCGTTACCTTGCTGTTGAATATCTCATTCTTGCCACCATTAAACCATCCCGTCATAAGTCTATTCCAGGCATCTTTCAGCTTATCCTTTTGATCCGGCGGTACGTGCTCCCCGCCTTCAACTGAAAGTATTGTCGCCTTGATGAGCCCCTTGTCCAGAAATGACGCCAGAAACCCATCCAGGGCTCTGAGAACCTGCGCATTCCTTCGTCCCGAATTATCTGCACCCGGACCGCTTTCGACAAAAGGATCAGGGTGAAACAGCGCTATCATATCCTCTGCAGGATACGTCTCAACACCGCTATTTACCTGCCGCCTGTAAGCCACGATGCCACGCTCTGCCGTCTTCACCGGCTCTACCTTGAGCGGATTGAAGTAGTGAAGGTTATCCAGACTCTGTCCTTCTGACTCCTTAAGCGTGTACGCCCTGCCCAATGTCACAAGGGATGCTTCCCATACATACAAAAGCCTTGGTAAATTCTCGGCAAAAGCCAGCTCCTCCGGAAGTTCTGTCGCTTCGCTGTCCCACAATACATCGTCGCTCCCTGACCTTGTAATCACCCAAGGCATATTCTGAATGCTTTTCGCCCTGAACTCTACGCAGCTATGTAGCCAGCCCTGCTCGTGGAAAAGCGTCTGAATTCCAACATTCGTCTTCCTGTTCTCGCCAGTCATGGCGGCAAGAATCTGGTTCAGCGAACTCTTTACTGCCGGGGATCTCGTGTCCAGTACTTTTATTGACATTACTTAAACCGATCTTGCATCGGTGATTTAAAACACTAGCCAATCCATAGGCTTGCTAACTTCCGACCACGCCAGTGCCATACTCATTACGCAATCATCGTGAAAACCCTCGGGGGCGTTATACCTGAACCGACCAGATGGAAGCCGCTCCACCTCGTAGGCCTGAAGTTCTGCGATAGCTACCGGATCAGGCAGTATTTCTATTGCACCCTTCTCAAAAGCCAGCGCAAGACTGTCAATGATTGCAGCCTTGCTGTCATTTGTTGTTAAAAATGCTTCAACAGGCATGCCAGAGCGATAAAGCTGCTCAATGAGAGGTTCTCCCATTGAATTCTTTTCAGCTATGATCTTGTAAGGCTTGAACCTCTCATACAAGGCCTGCAGGCGCTGAAGCTGCACCTGATAGTCAATCTGGTTAAACCTGTCCTTGAATACTTCCTGCTTCGCAGTCTTGTCTATAACTGTAATTACAGTAAAGTCCTTGAGCTTACCCCAATCCACACCAAAGACGTACGTATGGCCAGCCTCAGCCTCTTTCTGCTCCGTAGCCGTTGCACAATCCCTGACATGCCTGAATACGACCCCCGCGTCTTCAATGAACTCCGCCAGTACTTCCTGCTGAAACAGGCGCTCGGGCATCTGCCGGTACATAGCATCAATCTCTGAGGATTCTATATAAGGATTCTCGCTTGTTGGCATCGTCCAGCTCATCCACTCCTTCATTTCCGGATCCTGACCCCACTGGTACATCTGCCAGTAGAAGTTCATGCCCTTTGGGGTGGAGGGGAAGAAGGCGTCACCCTGGTAATCTGCCAGTGTTGGCCTTATTGCCGCCTGCCATGCTTCCTCAAGCTTCTTCACCATAGCAGCCTCATCTACCACAATGCGCTTGTACTTATAGCCTCTCGCTGCGTCCTGATCGTCAAGACTCCACATGTCGATAGAGCCGCCTGTAATAAGCTCTATGCGCTTCTCGGTGGCGTTGGAGGACCTGGTGATGGGCTTTAGTGTCCTGCGTATTTCTCGCCACGGCTCTGCCAGTAATTTATAAGTGGGAGCAAACCACGCAACCGGATAGCCTTCAAGGGCTGGGTCAATAACCAGATCCTGACAAAGCACCGTCTTGCCAAACCTGCGTCCACAATTAACCACATTGAAACGCCTTGCTTCGCTAACAATACGACGCTGCCCCGGATGCCTTTTCGACAGATTTATGTCAATCGTCTTTGTCAACGCGGTTGATGTTTATCTGGACCGTATAATCGCCTTCTTCCTTGTTTGTAAACATTCCGACATGCTTACCCAATAGTTCAAGTGCCCTGTTTGCAACTGAACCCTGATACACATATTCACCCGTCTTATTGCCATCTTTGTCGTAAACGGGCTCTGCCTGCATCGCTCTATTTACATTTTCAACCAGTTTCTTGATCACCCAATCCTGGGTAATCTCTGTTCTGTCGGATCGCTTATCAATTAACTTTTTCACTGCATCCCATATCCCAGGATAAGGGCTGGATTTCCTACTTTTTCCTACCCATAAAGGGGCCTTCTTTTCTGCTGTACTCTTGGCATACCCCGCACGTATTGCAGCTTGTGTTGCATTGAGGTCAATCAGGTACTCCTCAATAAATCTCCGCTGCTTCGGGGTTAGCTTTTTCATTGCATCGCACGCCTTTGCTGAACTGTAGCCTCATTAAACCACTTACGGGGATTGCCGCAGCAATAAGAAGAACACATCTTCGGCGTTGTAGCCATTTTGCCAATGACCGCAACAGTGATGTCTGAATCACCCCATCCCCAATTATTGAGGAGCATCTTCTGCGCTACTCGCTTTTTGCGATCACGCTGGTGCCTTCTATATTGCCGGTTGCGCTTTTTCACTTCACCCAACCCCCTGCAGCTTGCGCTCCTGCTTCCATGCTGACAGGCTCTGTACGTTCGGCTCCTCCGGTATCAAATGATCTCCGGAGTACTTGTTGTTAAAAGCCTTGGCCTGAACCAGAAGCTCCTCAACGGTTGCCGTGAATGAATTCCAGTTATCACCCATGAATCCCGATGTGAGAGCGGTGTGAGAAATATGGCTTGCCAAGTCAGTCAGCAGCTCGTGATGACGCTCTTTCTGCTTTTGGTAAAGTGCCTGGGGTAAACTCATTAATTCAGTCCTACTTGCTGATCTGCAAACTTGAGCATGATAGAAGAGTCAGGGTGAGTGTACGTCCAGATGCACACCTCGCTATCCCCATGGATGATAGACTCACCAAGCCGGGTAATGCACCAGCCCTGCGTGCCTTCATCCGTTATACTTCCTGTTTCCATGCATATAGCGCCATCCCAATCGGGGGAGCTGTATGCTATGTGTTCTTCTATCAATCGACTCTGGATTAGTGACGATAGAACATCGTCATAGCCGGGGAATTGCTTGTGTCGCCGAAGCAACAGAATTTAGTATAAGATAATGAATTTATTAGACTTACGCTTGTTCCTGATTTAGCCAAGGCTAAAAAGCCCCTGCAGGTTGGCTACTGCAAAGGCCCTGGGGGAGGGGTTAGTCCATTCTCTGCAATCTCCTGAATTCAGTGTACCTTATTAATCCAGCACCTGAGACAACTTCGTATATACAACACCAGTTCAAGTCAAACGCATCCGGATCAAAAGGTCTTGTAAAATCTATGGCCATAACAACAGGTATCCTGATTGTGCATCCTACAGGAAGAGGGTGGTCTATTTCGCACGATCTACCTTTCATTCTTCCACTGATGAATACGGCTATCATTTTCTTATCTCCATTCGCTTGCCTTATTCCACATAATCGTTATTGGAAAGAGTTGGATTACTACATTCTTATGATCTCTTCTTCACCCACATTGACGTAGGCTATCGTTGATCCAGTTACTGCCATAACGCACAGCGAAATTACAAACCATGCCCACCCGCCTTCTACGGCACCAAGCATCATAACGAGCGCTCCGAAAAATCCAATACCACAGCAAATACTTATTACCGCCCTGAGCTTTTTGTTTGTTGGTTTCAGCTTTTCCATATCACACCTCTTTGGGGTCCAGGATCTTGAAATTGTAATTAAACTCGATAGCCATGTCCCTGACCCAGGCTATCCAGTCCATAATTTCGTCCATCTCTGAAAGCCTGGGATCTATCTTAAAGACATTCTCTGCCTTGAGAAGCATTCTCATAAGGGATTCCAAAGCATCGTCCTGACTATCTGATGTCCTTATGTTATGATGTAAATTTTTGTATTCCTGTAAATACATACCTACCTCTTTAGTTATTAGACTGAGTTGGATTTACTTTCTGGAGCGACCTTTAAGCCTATATTTTCCACGACCCAATATCACCTTCTTTTCGGCAACAAGCATGTTGGCTGCCTTCCTCAGTTTGTCATACAAATTGTATGGAACATCAAGCTTGTAATCGAACCACCCCCGAAGATCTGCCCGCAGATCGTGACTGGGAAAC